TATCTAACTTCTCATTATGAACCGCAAGCAGTTGACCCATCTTTACAGAGTTCTCTTGAAGGGTATCTACAACTTTTTCTAGTCTTTCTATTATCGCTGAATTAATATCAGACACTACATTGCTCCTTGACGCTTATCCCAGTAATATTTTAACACAGTAGAAGGTGTTAGACGGGTGATTTTTATCTTGTCAAATTTTTCTGGTCTGTATATAGACCTCAAACGTATTTTTACATCAGAGACACTACGACCATAGAATACAAAGTCTGTCTCTCCTTCAAACTCAGTGAACTCTACTTTGAAAGGAAAGTATCTCCCCTCATTTCTAGTATAACTTTCTTTAGTAGTAGAAGGACCACACTTGATGGTTCCATTCTTTTTGGTTTTACATTTAAACCTTCTACCTTTAACTGGTCTACCAACACCACCTAAAGGTTCATCTAGTCCTGCTGTAGGACCATTAGGATCAGAGTCACCAGAGAATCCCGCTGCTTGTGCAGTAGAACCTGTGCTCATAGTAGGAGCACCTTCTTCTTTGACAGTTTTCTTTTTCTTCGCTGTCTTAGCAACATACTTTCCTTTCGCATCACTATGACTGGTAGATCCAGGTCTTGCTGACGATACAACAGCACCATACCCAATCATATATTCTTTCACCATAGGTAGTTCTTTCTCTTTAGTAGAGGCGAACTTCTTTACATCAGTCTTTTTCATACCTTTAGCAGCAGACGCAATCTCTTTCGATGGTGCAGACATCTCGCCCTTCTGGACTGCTCTGACCATCCCCATAAATCTACGTTGTGCTACTGATACTGCGGGCATTAGAGTTTACTCAACTGTGACGTAACTTCAGCGTCAATGACTATCTCATCGAGAATACCATTGCCACCTTCGGGATCTAATCTATTCAAATATAATAGATAGGATTTCATAATAGACCAATACTCCATCTCGATTTTAAAAACCAATAAGGGTATCGCTGCTTCACCAAATACATTGAACAATACAATCAAATGGTTTAAGATCAAATGATTACGCAATACCCCAGACTTAACATACCTACCAAAAAGACGTTTGAGATACTTAAACCTCATCATATCTTCTTGAAAGTCATCGTAAGTTACAGACTGGGGATTGTCATAATGCTTCATAGCGAACAACATATAGTTGTCGTTCGTTAACACTGAAAAATTCATAACGAATTATAATTTAATTAACTACCAAATGATAGAGTTGCGATAGAACTTACTACCTCTTTAGCACCTTTGCTACTGTTAAGTTTAACTCTGTATGAGTCACCATCATTAGCAGCAAGTTGTCCAGACAATACAAGAGATGCACTTGTAGCACCACTTACGTCAGCAAATCTAGTACCACTAGCAGTTCTCTTCTGCCACTGATATGTGATTGTACCTGACTGATCAACAGTTGCAGCAACTGTGAATGTTGCAGCACCACTAGATGAGGTCTGGTTAGAAGGTTGTGTACCGATAGTAATAGTTTCAAGTACGTCTGCTACTACTGTCTCGTCTGCCATATCACCTGATGTTCCTACTGCTACTCTTAGTGCAGCAAGTTTCTCTGCCTTATGACGTGTGGTTCCTTGTGCTGTATTGTATGTTCTATACAACCACCATCCTGGTCCGTCTATACCACGAGACTTGTTAGATGCAATTCCATCTTCTGTTGTATCTACAAATACTAATTGATAGTCAGTGATACTATCTCCACCTTTGATTACATACTCTGCAACCGCTTTTGGTGGAGTTCTTTTAATTACGCTTGATGCAGTAACTGTTGCAGTTGATCCTGCATATGCTTTGTGTAACTCTATAGCAGTAGTGCTAGTTACCTGTTTAACAATATATGCAACGCTAGAAATTTCTAGTACGTCACCTGGGACTACGCTATCAGCAGCATTTTTTGTTACAGTAGCGTCGCCATTAGTGACGCTAATGTTCTGTGTAAATGCAGCAGCGTCAATCTTACCATAGATCGCCATTAGTTATTCTCCAAGAACATTGTGTTTCCTATTATTTATTTATAATAAAAAGGAGGGGTGTACCCTCCTTCGTTTATCTTGCTTTGATTGCTGCTGAGACTTGCTCAAACAACTTATCATCTGCTTCTGTTTTAGTCATTTTGACTGCTTTACCTATGATGACTAAACAGATGTCGATGAGTTTATCACCGAGTTCTGCATCATCAGGGATTTTAGCGATTGCTTTCTCTATAATACTCTTTGCAAAAGGTAAGAGAAAACTTGAAACTGAACCAATCATTTTAATAAAGAATAAGGTACCTACCCTATATATACATCAATGATTATGTGCTTCAGATACTAATACTTCTAAATCTTCTACTGCTACGTTCTCATAGATTCTTCCACCCTTGTCTACGATGTCATAGTGTGATACGTAGTGAGTGTTACCCTGATCATCTGGTTCTTCCATCTCAACTAGAGTGTGATGCTCTGGGATAGTAGTTACAAGACCATACTCAGCGTGCTCTGCCATCTTTGCACAGATATGAGTCTTCTTACCCATTGCTTTTGATATAGTCTTTCTTCTGTTAAGAAGATACTTATCATCTTTGTCGTGATCACCGTCGTTGTCGATGTCCTTGTCCTCTGTTCCTACAGGATCAAGTTTTTTCTTTGCTTTCTCTTGTAAGTTTTGTACTTCAAGACGAAGCATTTCGCGAATAGATTCTTTCATTAGATCAGATTTCTTTGGGTTTACTAAAATCTTAGATTTTTTTTCAGAGAGTTCCATTTTATTTATTAATCTTTCTGGTTATAGAGATCATTTGCTTCCTTGTGCTTTCCTTGGTTGGTCAATGCCTTGACCTTCTTCATCTTCTCTCTCTTCGCCAACTGCATAGCGGTTGGTTTCTTCTCATTGTAATACTTACCAGTCCCTGACTCAGGAGTTGCCATCCCTTCTTCAAAATTCATTCTTTCTCTCCAAGAATAATTTTCTTTTTTGACCTTCTTTCTTGAAGGTTCATCGTAGTCAGACTTACCGTGTTTCTTTGTACCCGCTAAACCTTGACCTTGATTGTACCAATGAGATCCACCTTGTCTTCTATCATTATAGGGATGATACGAATTGGGTCTATTCATAACGTGACCTTTCTTCTTCTTGACACCTCTTTCTGCCTCGTGGTTATGTTTACGAGCATCAGCATTATACTTTGCACCGTAAGTTCCTGATCCACCATAATTACGTGCTATTCTATCTTTTACTTTAGTCGCTCTGTCTTTTCCCATATCTCCCTTTGGAGTTTCAGAAATAACAAATTTAGTTGACTTAATTATTTCTTCTGGAACACAATTAGGAACTTCTTTTCCACCTTTCATTTTAGTTGGAGGACTGCCAATCTTCTTTCCATCCCAACACTTAGATGCTCCCACGTTCTTACGTGCTTGCTTTAGACCTTCCTCTACAGATACTGGTGTGGTATCTTCGTGTTCGATTACCTTACCATCTTTATCCTTTTGATGATGCTCTACAAACTTAACAGGCATTGATACAGTTCCTTTTCCTGGAACGTACTTTGTAGTTCTAGGATTCTTAGGATCATCTGACTTGAAGTCTTTATGAATCTTATCATATTCCTTCTTAGTCATCTTGAGTTCTTCATTATAATTACCAACTGCTTCTTTTACCCTATGCAATACTCCCTCGTACTTTGGATTAGGTGAAGTACTATCAAAAGCAGGATTGTTTTTATAACGATCAGGTTGTGCGTCTCTTTGTTTTGTTAACTTCTTTGCTTTATCATCAAGATACTTTTTCATTACTGATGTATCCTTCTCTTCAATATGCTCCACCTCTTCTCTCTTAAACTGAGGATGATTGTCTAACTTCATTCCTCTTTTCTTTTCAAGTGCTGCTTTCTTTTTTGCTGACTCTTCACCTGTGTTATCAGAGTATCTATTGTCATACTTTTCATATACAGCAGCGTATGCTTCTGCCATCTTAGCACCTGCTTTTGCCATACCACCTACTCTCTTTTTAATTTGTTTATCTTTTATTTTTTTAACATCAGGGTTATCGCCTTTGTATTTCATATGTCCTTCAACTTCTTTCGATGCTTTAGCAACGTAACCACCTAGAGTTTTGTTACTCAACTCATCAAGATGCTCAACCTCTTCTTTAGCAGTCTTTGCTGCTTTCTTGAAAGCATCTTTTGCAGGATAGTCTTCATCACCAGGTTTTGCAGGTGATTCACCTCTTGCTCTCTTAGCGTGGATGTTAGCATAAAGACCTTTCTTCTCCTCTATATGCTCTACCTCTTCTGTCTTAGCAGATGCTTCTGATGGTTTTGCTTTTATAGTTTTCTGATTCTCGCACTGTGGATCTACAGTAGTCTCCTTTTCCTTAACAGTATCAATCTTTGGAGAAGCATCACTTGGTTTCATATTAAGTGTCGCTGCGTTTGCTGTCTCTACAAAAATCTGTGCTATTTCTTTTTGTGCAGTGCTGTGTGTATGCACATCGATATACTCACTAGGGTTATCGGTGTTATGATTAGCATACTCTACGACATATCTGACACGTTGTACGTCTGAAGGACTATACTTCAATAGTTTTGTCGCTGTTTTAAGGTCCATTTGATTAATTATCCTATGATATTATTTAGACTTTCGGAAGTCGCTAAATTTCTTTATGCTTTGCCCAGGAGTCATTGCCTGTACTGCTTGTCTATAGGTATCGGTTCCTATTTTCCAGTCGTTTCCTGACCCATCATCAGCAGAATGATGTTTTTCTCTTACCTCATTTAGTGAGGTTAACCAACAACGGAATCTCCATCCGTTACCGTCTTCAAATATTGCATAGTTAGTTCCACGATGAACAATCTTACCTTGAACACCAGTGTCTAGGTGCTCAACTACTGTTCCCATATCAAAAATACTTTTGCGAACGTATGCTTCTCTTAAGTTTTGTAGATCTAACTTAGGAGCGATCTGCCAGAGTTCTTTAATCTCTACGTCCTCTTTCTCTTGGATACCCATACCTTTACGTACCGCATCCATAAGTCTTTTTGCTACTCCCTCATCTTTTCCAGGGATACCTTTAGCAAAATCTTCTAGGTTTCCTTCAGCAGCAAATGCACGCATCTTAGATGCAGACATACCTTCAACACCTTCAGCATCAGGATCTCTTTGTCCACCAGATACTACCTTGAGTTCTTCAAAGTTGTATGCTTGACCATTATATTTTTGTAGGAGGTCATTAAATTCTGCTACCCTATCACTACCAACAACCATTGTTACTGAACTGTAACCCTCTTCATTGATAGAAGACAATACATTAAAAATGTTTCCTTTATCAGGATCATTTTGTATTGCATTTGCGTGGTCGGGGAACATCTGTTTAAGATAGTTTATCTTCTCCGCAGGTTCCAACGGATTTTTCTTTGCATCAACAGTACGTGATGGATAAATCCTGTATTCTCCTCCTTGAGAAGACTCCGCAACTTTGGATAAAAGTTTTTCGTGACCCACAGTAGGAGGATTGAACCTCCCAAAAGTAATTGCAATGTTTCCAAGATCTGTTACCGATGAATTACCTTCATTTTCAGCAGCACCTTCTTCAGCACCCGCTTGTGCTTGTTCTGCTTCATCACGAGAAACTGTAACAAGTCTCTCACCACCTTCTGATTTTGCCACAATGTTACCTGTGCGATCAGCATAGTAACCGTGACCAACGTGTTGGAGACCTCGTTTCGCTGCTGCTTCTCCTGCAACAGTGCGTGCTTCTGATAGGAATTGCTTAAATTTCATAATACTATTTATCAACCCCAGTTCTTTTCTATATTAAAGTTAGTTTTACTGAACTCTAGTCTGTCAACTAACTTTATAGCGGAACCAGATTTAATTGCTACAAAACCTTCTGGTGCTGTAACACGATAACCATTGTCAGTTTTGATGTAAGTACCAATAGTATTTACTTTTGATAACTGACGAACAATATACATCTTACATTCAGTTAAATTCATATAAGATGCTACTGTCATATATATCGGTCGTGCATTAGTTTTAATAAACTTTAGACCATCTAGTTGTATCTGTTTATATTTATTCTTTGTCGCTTCTGTTTTCTTGGTATCAATTTCTTTTTGCAATGTTGCTTTATAAAATTTCTCAAAAGCATTAGATACATCTGCTGTACTAGAAAACTTCACACCCTTTTTAATATAACTGTTAAAGAATAATTTAAAGACTTCTGATAGTAAAAACTTACCACTACCTGTCTGTCCTAGAACATCTAAGAACTGTGATGCTTGTTTGAGAGAACCCTCTGCACGGTTTGTTGCTGAGATAAACTTAGATAATGTAGTTCTATCAAATGTAGAAGCACCTGTTGCATCTTTAAAGTTAGATGAGAATACTGCTACGTCATTACTTTTCATAGAAGATGTATTAACACCGAAAGATGCTTTCATATCTCTAACTGTGCCATCACCACCGCTATACTTTGTATGGAATACGATACCCATCTTTGCGGTTCTAATTTTCTTACCCATATCACTCTTTACAGGTACAGCATAGGTAATAGTATTAGGTGTAAACACATAACAAGATTCACCATTTACATTTCTAGTAACCACATCATTATAAAAAAGTAAATCACCTTGCAGTACACCTTTGATACCTAACTTAGGTAAATATTCTAAACAAACCTTAAGTTTATCTGCTAGTTGACCTGCATAGTATGTGTCTATATCACTATTGCTTCTACAAATTTTTGGTGTTCCTTTATTAAATACTGCTTTTGTTCCAACAAAAAATTTTCCTGTAGTAGGATGCTGTCCACATACAATAGCAGGTGCACCATCCCATTTGGTAGTGATTCGTATATTGGAATGTGGTTCTGTTAACATAAGACCTAACTCTCTTAGAATCTTGATAGCATTTCTACCACCATTAGACCCACTGTTGAGTATATCGTCTTCTAAATGTTCGAGGTGAGTGTTTTTCATACTATCCTAGTTTAACATCTATTCTGATTACTGGATTATATTGTGTGACACCTTGTAGACTGGTAGGAATCCTCTCTATAGGACCTTGAACACCTTGCCCTAGTTGTCTTGTCTTTGGAAATGTACCTTGTTTCTTTTTAGAAAATCTTGGATTTACTATTGCACAAAACTCTTGTACTAATTTCTTAGTAATTGGTCTCAAACCTTTTTCTGTTAGTATATGTGTCGCTATTTGGAGAGGTTTTCCTTTTAATGTCAACTTTCCTGTGATTGATTCTTCTACAAAGGCACATCTAAATTCATCATAGACTGATCCGACACCATCCTTACCTTTAGTTCCTATAATTTCTATCAACCTTTCTTCTAGTGCTGCTGCATTTGGATTGTGTTTGACTAATGAATCAACGTCTTCCTTTGTCATATATTTATTTGGAAAAAATGCTTCCACATCATTAATTACTGCTTGGATATTTGCCAAAGTATTACCATCTGTGCTTGAACCTTTACCTCTAGCAATTTTTTTATATATTTCATTAAGTGCAGTTACATTAGTCTCTATCATTGAACTACTAAGTTGAAAAGAATTTCCATATTTCATAGAGCATTGATATATCTTACCACCTTTATAAAAAACTATATCAGATTTACTTCCCGATTCCATCTTTTCAAATGAGGCATAAAATTTTAAACTTTCATTAGTGGATAAGGTCTTTGCAAGTTTATCTACTACTTTTACAGAGTCTTTTTGTACTGTACTGTTTGTTTTATTCCAAGTTTCTAATGCTTTTTCTTTAGTTTTTAGTTGTTTACTAGATAAAACTTCTGGATTAGTAAGACGACTATATGCAGTATGTAATACGCACCATTCAAACTGAGTTCCTTGATCTTGTTTCCTTGCCATCGACCTTTTTTTACTATTTAGAAGGTACCTGCTTTTTTATATAAATTCATAGCAAAACAACGTCTTCCTGCTGACGTAACTGGCACTTCGTGTTGCATCTTTGCATCAAATATTAATAGTTGTCTTGCTGACACATAGTATGGATTACGTCCGTCAAATATTATAGGTGATGCACCATCATCTATTTTTAAATATCCAACAGCAGCAAAATCAGCAGGAAAATGACAGTGTGGTTTCACATAGTCTCCCTGTTTATAATCTGCACCCCATATATCTTTAGCAAAATATTCTACATCTGTGGTTCCATCATTCAATCCACCATAAACTCTGCCACCTGCATTGTATATCAGGTTAGCAATCATTTTACAGCACAAACTGACATATGATTCGCACTTAGGCATTTTCATATCCCAATCAGTTTGACGTGCTACAACATTAGATGCTTCTGGTGATGGTTTATCTAACTTTAACCAATCATCAATAACAGTGTTTGCTTCTTCAATACATTCATCTGGTAGTATAAACTCAAATACTGGTTGTCCACTACCGACATAAACTGTCATCTTAGTTCATTAACTTTCTCTACTATTTTATCTATAATGTCAATATCTATTCCTAAAAATGGTGGAATGATACCTAGTAGACGTAGTGTTCCATCTAAAAATAATGCTAGGCAAGTAAATCCTAATATCATACTTATGACAGTAGCATCTCTGTTATGCTTACGCATAGATTCTTCATCTATTTTCTTCGCTTGTTCTAATGTCTGTTGAAGTAAAAATTTAACTTCTTCCTTAGTATAAAAACTTCCTAATCCTGGAAGTTTTATACTTGGTTTCATATCTGAGAATGGAAAATTAGTCATTTCCTTTTCCTGTTGTGATTTATCTGTCACCTTCCTTTCGTTCCTCTGAACGTTTTATAGAAAACTCTCCCTCTGGATAGCGAGATGCAAGTTTCACTGTATTACGGAAGATTACTTCTGCAAGACGTTCATCCAATGCCATTGCTGCTTGTGCAGCATACCACATCACGTCTCCGAGTTCTGTAACAAGGTGGTCTTTAACATCATCGTTCCAAGGTTTACCTTGAAATTTGATTTTTTTAACAAGTTCCATAAACTCGCCCGCTTCAGCAACCATTCCTGATGCTGCGGTATCGAGTCTTTCTATTTTACACCCTTCTTTATGTAGTTCCTCGTACCTTTCTATTAGAGAATCATAACTCTTACTTGCATCAGATGTTACCAAATCAACGAACTCTGTGTACTTATCAAGATCTATGTCAAATTTCTCTGCTGTTTTTTGTCCCTTTCTTTTTTTCGCTTCTGGTGATGCGAACCCCTTAAAATCTTGTGATTGTGTAAAATCTTGAGGCATTGGGTCTGGTGTAGAAGTCATACTTTAAAATCAGTAAATAATGTTGGTTGAATTTTAGGTGTGTCCTCACCATTGTGACCAGGATCTATAATATTCTCCTGCTGATCACAATCATACAGTCTCATCTTCCCTCTGTCAATACCCACAACAAATCTTTTGTTCATTGTCGGATCATTGTATCTATTTTTTAACTGCTTGATCATTATTTGACCGTTTGCTTCCAAGTCTTCACTAGAGATAAGAGCAAACATAAAGTCAGCAGTTGCAGGAAGACCAAAAGATTCAGAAGTGTCGGTAAGTTCCACGTCTGAATTACCGTAACCTGATCTAGTAGTTTGAGTAGCACTAATGATAGGAAGGTTGCACTCAGCAGCAAGACCACGGAGTTCTTCAGCGATTGCTTTAACATAGGTATAAGAGTTAACTATTGCCCCCTTATATCTAGCAGATGCACAGATGTTTAAATAATCTACAAACACTACGTCAGGAGTAAAAGACTTTTTAATTGCTAACTCTTGTAGTAGAGATTTGAAATGACCTACGTGTGCTGCTGCTGTTGGATATTCTTTTACAATAAGACGACCTTGAGTTTTCTCTGCAACCTTTGTCAACTTATTATCGTACATAACTTTAGGCAATGTTTCTAGTTGTTGTACGTTTATATTCAATAAGTTTGCATCAATACGTTCAGCAATTTTTTCCTCTGCCATTTCACAAGTAATATAAAGAACATTATATCCTTGCATTAGATGTGAAGCAGCGGTGTGGCACATAAACAATGACTTACCAACACCAGTTCCTGCCAGTGCGATATTCAATGTCTTCTTACCTAGACCACCCTTTGTAATCTTATTGAGCATAGAAATATCAAAAGGAATTTTCTCTTCCTTTCTATGATAGAAATCAAATCTATCGTCAGCATCATCTATGTAATCGTGTCCAACAGAATTATCAAAACTAACAGCAAGTGCATCAGTAAGTAATGATGGAATAGCATCTCTACTTGCTTTCTTCTCACCGTCAGCAATTTGAATTGACTCTAATAGAGCGTTGTATATTGCACGATCACGACACCACTTTTCTGTAGTGTCTACTAACCATTTAATATCGTGTGCTGTATCTTCAAAATTAGAAATACTATTTTGTATAGTCTTAGATTGTTCATCTGTAAGATCTCTACGGGTTTCTAATTCAATAGTCAATGCTTCCTTAGTTGGAAGACGATCGTACTCAACAAAATATTTTGATGTTTCTTCAAAAAGTATTTTGTTATTAACATCTTCAAAATATTCTCCTTTGAGATGTGGAATTACTCTACGAGTAAACTTTTCTTCAAAGAATAATGATGAGATAATTAAATTCTCAAGATTAGACATAATGTGTGTAAGAACTTACGATAAATTTGTCGTCAGAAATAGTGCGTTTACCTGAGTGTGGGTATAACCATAGAGGAGGGAACATAACTAATCTGCCTTCCTTTGGTTTTATTGTAGGACCGTTTTCAAAAACTGTCTCGCCACCTTCTTCAACATCATTTAGATACCAGAACATTGATAAGAACCTACGAGCAGATGCGTGGTCTCCCACATCAACGTGTTTATCAAAACGATCATCAGTTCCCTTTTCATATTTCTTAACTCTGAATTGTTCAAGAGCAGATTTGACAGGAAAATATGGTCTACAATCTACATCCTCCATATATTTTTGGACATAGTAATGTGATGATTCAATCAAAGCATTCTGTATCATTCCCCACTCAGACCAAGGAGATACATTGAGATTATGCTCATTGTCATCTATTGCCTGTGTGATATTGAATTGACGAAACTTAGGTAGACCTTTCTGATCTACCTCTTCGTGAATCTGACTACCAAATAATCTAATAACGTTTTTGCAAACAGTATTAGGTAATGTGTAGTCATAAACTTGTATGTAATCTCTGAGTTCCACTAACCGTACGCAAATTCTTTTTGTGCTGCTTCATCTAGTTGCTGCATTATTCCTTCGGTGAAGTACTTGTCAGGATCGGCAAGGATAGCAGAAGGATAAACGGAAGATTCACCAACAACAATCCTATTACCCCGCTTTGTGAAGACTCCATACTTTTCACCCAACTCCAGTAATCCGTAATACCTGTCGAGTCCACGTTCGTCATAGAAAAGACGAGTAGTAATTTTAGCATTCTCTTTTGTAAATCTAGATTTCTTTGTTTCACATCTAATGATGTTTCCGATCACTTCTTTACCATCTTTCTCTTTAGACTTAGCGAGATAGATGATAGTCGATGCTGCATATTTAAGACCAGAACCACCGCCCATTTCTTTTGTAGGTACATATGCACCCACTACATCATATGTATGGTTTGTGACAATCATAGGTATGTTCGCTTTACCCAACTTCAAAGTAAGAACACGGAAGATTGCTTTGACAACCTGTGCACGAGTCATATCTCGTGTGTCCTTACCATCAGAGGAGTCTTGGACTTCCTTTGAAGTAGATAACATACCAAGAGAATCGAGAACGAACATTAATGGTTTACGTTCTGCTTCTGGTTGTTCAAGATATTTGTCAACAATTCTTAATGATTGTGTTCTAAATTCTTGAACTGTAGTAACAGGAACTAAAACCATACGATCAGAAGGAATATTCCTAGACTCAATCATATCCTTAGATAATGCAGACTCAGATTCAAAATAAATGCACCCTGCTTCTGGATTACTTGCAAGAAAACTTTTTACCATACTAAGAGTAAAGAAAGTTTTACCTGTACTACTCTCACCTGCAATAGCGGTGATCTTATTGGAAGGTATTCCACCTTTAATACTACCACTTACTAGGGCATTAAAGATGTAACTACCTGTATCTACAAAAGACGCAACGTCTCCTGCTGATACTCCATCTGACACTACACCTGCATACTCGTTTCCGATGTCGCTGATAATGTCTTTAAAAAATGCTGATGTCATACAAAAAGGTCTTCTAAAGTAGCGATTTTTTCTGCCTTCCAGTTGATAGTATCCATAATAACTTGTAAAGGATCAAGAAAACTCTTCTGGAATTGTAGATCAAAATCTATGTATTTGTCAAGTCCAAACTCTTTAGGTAATGTTTGGAAGAATGAAATAACGTTTTCATTAATTTTGTTTGGTCGTCGAAGATAAAGAAACTTTACTTTCTCTCCCTCTTGTATGAGAGGATACTTGTGAGTTATCTTTGTTTTCTTAGCGTGGAAATTATATAGTAACGCACCACGTACGTGTATGGGAGTTCCCTTACTATAAATTGTAGCAGGATTTGAGAATTTGCCAACCCCATTACATCCACGAGGGAATGCAATATCTTCTGGTGGCATAGTTTCAAATTTCTTTCTGAAGTTTCCTACAAATTCTTGTACATCAGATTCTGTACCATTCATAATAACTTTCAGTGCATCTTTAATTGCTGTCCTACAAGCAGCAGGTGTAGATGATTTAACTGCTTCAATACCCATCATCTTTAGTTTAGGTTCAGCGTATTGAACACCCTCACTATTCCATACATTGAGGATGTATCTTTTCTTAGCAGTCCAGATGCCTTTGTTAGCGATGTTCTCTCGCTTCATAAACATCTTTTGATCATATGCGTTTACAGTGGTTGCCAACGCTTCATAAGAATTCTGAATATACTTTTCAAATTCCACATCACACACCTTCTCAAGGAACCTAAGAACGCTTTGATCGCTTTTCTCTCTGCCCTTGAATACAGTTTCAACCAGAGAACCCAGATTAAGATAAATGGAATCGGTATCAGAAGCAATAACATAATCAACCTCCTTTGTTTTTAAAATTTTGTTTATGTAAGAGTTCATTTTGTTTTCTATCCAACGGATAGATAACTGTCCAGACAATGTAATTGCTTCAGCATTAGCGATGTTGAAGTATCGGAAGTATTGATTTCCGATAGCACCATAAGCACTATTAAGTTGAATCTTACGTGCCATCTGGATATTATTAAAAGCAGATATGTCTGCTTGTAATTCTTTATCACCTGTCTTTTCATATTCAGACTTGGCAATAAGCATTTTCTTTTTATAGATCGTACGTTCATCGTAGATCTTTTGCATCATCTCAGGTAAGAAACCTTGAATGTCTTTTCTATATTGTGCACCATTAGCAGCAACACAATAGTCACTATCAATATCAATCTCACCATTTAAGATTTTGTCCACAGAGATACTTGGGTATCTAGTGGGAACCAAAGTCTCTGGTGAAATGTTATATTCCATAATGAGATGAGGGTACAGAGAGTTAAGGTCGAAACTAACCACCCAATCATATAACCCAGGTATAGGTTCCTTAACGTACGCACCTGCGTATTTGTCATCTTTCTTACTTTCTTGACGAGGTGGAACACAGATCTTTCTCTCCTTTAGATAGTTGTATATAAGTGTATCCCACATACGAACCTGAGAATACACATCTTCAAAGTTTACCTTGGCATCATATGCCATAGTAATTGCTAGTTCGAGAAGTTTCATTTTCTTCTCTAGTCTGTCAACTAGATCAACGTCTTTAATGTTGTACTCTACAAACTTCTGCCAATGTTCTGTATAGAAGTCTTTAAAATTTTCAAACTCACTATGATCTAGTTTACCTTCACCAAGTTCTACTGTAGCAATGTGCTCTAGACGATATGACTCTTGATTAGTATATGTAAACTTTCTATAAAGATCAAGATAGTCTAAGATGCTGACACCTAGTATATCGTAAGCAAGATTCCTACGTCCTTGAATGTAGACCTCTCTCATATTTACTTTATTCCAAGGTGATAATGACTTCTGCCATTTCTCTCCTAGTACACGTTCTAGACGACGACAAATGTAAGGTATATCATACAAGTTACAGTTCCAACCAGTAATAATATCAGGTGTATTAGAACACCACCACTTATGAAAGTCGGTAAGCATTTCCTGTTCTGTCCAGAACACTCGATACTCTGTGTCTACCTTTGCTTCACGAGTTCCCCAAGTAATAAACTTACCAGTAGCAAGATCTTTGATTGTTATACAAAGCATTTCCTCCTGTGATGCTTCTACATCAGGGAATCCATTTTCACAAGCAACCTCAATATCAATAGTAATGATTTTCATATCACTCATATTGAATCTTAGTTGACCTGGATATTTTTCAGAGATCCATTGATATACAAAACGTTCGTAACCGTGAACCTCAAAGTTATTAACGTCTTTATATTTTTCAATAAACTCTCTAGCACGACGAGCACCATCCTGCACTACAGGTGTCATTTTCTCACCTGTTAATGACTTCCATTTACCTTTAGGTGAAGGAACAAATAATGTAGGTTTGATAATCTCTTTAAACGATACTGGATCACCATTTTCATATCCTCTACAAAGGATAGAGTCACCTAGTAAAGTTACGTTAGAGTATAATCTGCTCACAATGCTTTCTTGTAATTAGTTATTGCGTCTTTGGATGGATCTACTATAGTCAAAATTACATCAGATGTCAAGAAGACATCTCTTTGATCTGTATGTTCTGGAAAAGCAGATACTTTATCACCATCAATTTTCATACAACCTGTAATTAAGTATGATGGTTCTTCATCTAATTCAGTAACCTCTCCCATAAGGTAACTAAGACTGTCCCTTAGTATCACCAGTTTGATTGGTGCCATTGTCTGCCTCCGTTAGTTTTTCCCATTTAGATAATAACTCTGGGTGTGGATTGTAAATTGTTTGAACCTGACTTAACTGTACTAGACAACGTTTGTCTGCTGACATAGGTATCCAAGGAAATAGTTGTAGATCTAAGTCATTGATTTTTTGTGGTTCATCAGAAGTTCCTGATTCAAAAAGCATTTCCGCTGTTGCTTCTACTATAACCTGATAAGGGTTAGTAAGAAAGTATCCAATAGGAGAATATACTTCTTTATTAGGATACGCTTCTTGAACATCAGCGATTATATCTTCCCCGTTGGCGACTCTTACGATCTTGACGGTCATACTCTTTCTCCATAAGTTGTTGGTAAACACCTTTGACAAGTTCGCCAAAGGCACGACGTGATGAAATATTTCTTTCGTCCGCTAAGAGACGAACGTAGTAAAGAAAATCCTCGACATCAGATGTAGGGATGTCCATATTGACATTCTCCTTCTCTTTAATATGCCGAGGTGTGCAATTCACATAGTAGTTCATAAATTTAGTTGAATAAAAAAGAGACCCGATGGGTGGGTCTCTTCAGTTGTGTATTATGTATAAAGGTTTAGAAAGTGTACTTTGTACCTAACTTAACACCGTATGCGTTATCAGCAGCATCTGCTGTCTGTAGTGAAAACTCTCCATACACTCCAACTGCTTCGGTTACGTCAACAGAACCACCAAGGTATCCAATGAAGTCTGTTGAAGACTCACCACCGTCAGGTGCAGTTGTGATAGGACCACCAGAAACATACCAGTTGTCTCCTTCATATCCGACTTGTAATTCTGTTGTTGTGCCTGTGTAGTTACTACCTGTTAGAGATGAGTTTACTTCTACGTTGACATAAGGACCTGCTAGTACAGGTGCTGAGAGTGCAGAGACAGATGCTACTGCTAATAGTGATTTAATCATTTTTGTTTTTAATTTCTCGCAAGGAAAACCCCCGCGGATGTTAGACTACCTCGACATAGGTGTCTTTTGAATCTACGCAGGGGCACGATCTTTCGATCCCTTTGTATAATTATATAGTATATCTTAATACACTAACATTGTCAAGTGTCCTTAATTTAGGATATATCAAAGACTTTTCTCTTCTGATGTTCTGGTACAATCTTGTTCAAACTTATTGATAGAAGACCGTTCTTGTATTGAACTTCTCCAATCTCTACATCATCAGCAAGGTTAAAAGTCTGAGTAAATTCTCTAGATGCGAGTCCACGATGCACGTGTGTGCGTGGTTCTTCATCTTCTTTACTTTTTTTAGATGCAATAGTTAGAACGTTTTGTTCTGTAGATACTTCTATGTCATCTTTATCCCATCCTGCAAGTGCCATCTCAATCTCCCAGTTTTCTTCTGAGTTTTTGATGATGTTATATGGTGGATAGGATCTGTTAGATCCGTTTGTGACATCCAATCTCTTAAGAGTTGGTCCTAATCCGATGCTTGTTTTCTCTATAGCATCCATTAGAAAGTCAAGGTCATTTGCTGTGTACCTAGATAGCGTACCCATAATAGTTCTCCTTTTTAAGCGAGTGTGAATAGTGTCCCTGTAAGGCGACAATACTATTTAACACTATATGTATTGCTATGACTAGGAGGATAACCATAAGTAAATATACGGGTGTCACGAAACCATTCATTTGTCTAAATAGAGCCAGTATAGTCTCTAAATTTAAAGACAATGAAGAAACTCGCTTTCGTTATTGTTATGGGAATATTGGGTGCACCTCTATCAGCGAGGGCAGATTTAACGCATAAAATTCAATCTAGTATCCAGTTAAATGTGAATGCAGCAGCGACTCAGGTAAGTCGTACTCCAAACGTTTACAGTGTATCAGGTAATAACGTTACAACAACTGGTACAGATTCTAATGGTGCATCATACAACACCATAGGTGCTATGACAATCACCGCATCTACAGGTGTCGGAGCAATACCTTCTCTAGGTGCAGTTCAGGCAACAGCAGGGGAAAGTTTCAGCTTTACACAATCTTGGAATCAAGGTGATGCCATATCAACAACGTTGACCACAGGTGCAGTATCAGCGTTCGGTAATCAGACATCCACAGCAGCAGGTACAAAAGATAGTTTAGCAGGAACTGTTGATTCATCTGGTACGATTTCACTAACAGCAGGTGGAGCAGGTACAGGTGCTGTAGGACAATTCACAACTGAATTAACCATCCAATAAGTAACTATATAATATGAAACGTGTATGGTACATATGTGGCATTGCAACGTTGACTATGGGCGTAAACCCAGTCATAGCAGTGCCTGTGGTGCCAAATTTTTCTCAGGGTAGTATGACTTCCCACACGGAAACGACTTCCACCGTGACGGAGACCATAAATTCTATGGATTATGCGACAGGGTGGCAATATTCGGTCAGTGGTACAAACATATCACAAGATGGAACAACCATATCACCCGCTATAGGGAATGGTTCATCTAATACTATTAATGGAGTGACTTCGCAATGGCAAGACTTAGACCACGCAAACAAACCAAACTACACGATAACAACTCCAGGAGCAGCGTTCCAGTTCACGGAGACGTATCGTGCCCCAGGTCTAATAAATCATACAGTAATACAAAGAGAAACAACCGTAACTTCGGTCACAGATACGCAAAGTATATTTCAACAATAATAGCAACAGTTCTCACTGCTAACGCTCTACCTATGCGTGCAGAGACAGTTGGTGGTGTGTCAGCAACAGCATCGCCAATAGCAAACAGTTCTGGAAGTGTCACAAATCAAGCTATACAGGTTTTGCAGGGTCCGTATATAACTAACACTTATGGAAATGGCATACAATGTCAAGGTCCAACGTTAAACTTCACACCGTATGTTACAGGGAGTACATCTCTACAACGTCCCTACGAAGATATATGGTTTGATCAAGTGTATGATATGCGTGACTTGACTGGTACTACAGATGCAAATGGAAATCCCACAGGAGATGGTGCACCAGATAATCCAGGGGTGGTGTTATATGAAGTTCCAGTAAGAACAGGTCAGAAAGATAATCATTCTATATCAATAGGTTTTAGTGCAACGTGGTCTAAACCATTAGACAAGACACTACAAGACCAGTGTAAGGAAGCAGTAGCAACTCAAATAGCATATTCACAACAACTCACTGCTAATAAAAGATTAGATTTTGAGATCGCGAGATTAAAAAATTGTGGTGAACTGATGAAGGCAGGAATAATGTTCCATAAAGACTCACCATACTATGCTGTATGTGCCGATGTGGTTCTAGTAAACCCACCTGGAGTTCTTCCAAACCACGCTCATACAATACCTAGTACAGATGCTTCATTATTAAAAGAAGTATCTATTGGTAATAATTAATTTTTCTTTTTCTTTTTAGGAAGTTTGAAGGGAGGTAGTCCTTTTTTCTCACGATATTTATTACACTGTATCTCATTACGACTTAACT